TTGCAACTTGAGCGACAGTAGCCATTATTCGTATGTAGCTCCTTTTTTAGTGCCTGCTCGTACACGAGAACCACCGTCACTGGCCTTTCCAGCCTGCCCATAGGAGACCTTCTTGCCAGTGGCAGTGACCTTTACTTTCGCTTTACCTTTGCTTGGAGTAGCCATAATAAAAAGCTAGGAGCCGAAGCTCCTAGAATCTCTACAAGGTTACTTTCCAAATCCCATCCCAGCAAACATGGGATTGAAGCAAGCGTACGCAGGAAGCAAATCGAAACGAATCTTCTGCGTGTTGGCATCACCGTCTGCGTACTTAGACACACGGATGCTCATACCATCGCTGGTAGTTGCAATTGTGTCTGTAGAGTACAGCTTAGGTAGCTTAACAGCACCAAGACCAAATGCCTGCTTAGTGTAGAACAGGTTAGGCTGATACAGAGTTGAAGCAGCACCAAGGATAGTTACAACTGCGCCGTCAGCAGGAGCTGCATCCACGTTGTTATACTGACCGTTAGCCTCGTAGATGGCAGCGCCAGAGACAGTAATCGTTGCAGCATTACCTACAATTGTTACGTCCTCAAGTACAGTACCTGTCCACGGAACTTGTGCGCCAGCGCTGTCAAGGATAGCTTCACGAGTAGCTACGTTCAGACGATTAACGCCTGCAATAGTTACCTGATCGCCAGCTTTGATAGTACCAGTACCCAGACCAGCCAGAACGAGAGTCTGCTGCATGGTGTCCTTAGCCGCAACGTAAGTCGCGTTAGGCGCACCGTTCAGAGTGCCTGCACGATCAGTAGTTGAGCCAGAAGTGTAGCTGCTGAGAGCGTTAGAAGTCAGAGCCATCATGCCACCAAAGTTCTGGCTGATTTGCGCTTTTTCCCATGCTGTACGAACAAGGCCGTCAGCCGCATTCAGACCATTCTGAGCTGAAGACAGCGCAGTAGTGGTGAATGGGTTCATCAAATAATACTTCTCGTCAGACATTGGGACACCAACAGAGTCCATCAATGCGCCAGCGCCTGCAACGTCTGACCATGCATCAACAACAGTACCACGATCACCGTAGCTCAACGCTGCGTTTTTACGCATGAACGCGCCGAGGTCTAACTCAAGGTCAGTTACGATGCGACGAGCCATAGGCTCAAGGATTTGATCGAGTTGGTCTAGCTCAAGAGCCTCTTCCACGTTGCCCCATTCAGTTGCGGCTGTGAAATAGTTTTGAACCGTACCAGTTGCTTTACCAGCAATGATGTCTGACTTAGTAGAAGCGCTGATATCACCGCCAGAAGTGCGGATTGTGTTGTAGTCATGCGGACGCTTGAAGTCTACATTTGAACCGCTAGAAGGATTGAATTTGCCTGACAACAGTTGAGTGTTGACAGTTTTTGTTACTACACGAGAAGCCTCAAAAGCGTCTAAGAAGACACGAGCGACTTTCCGTGTGACGTTGCTATTAAGATTGTTAGCCATGATCGGATCACCTCATTCATTCGAAAGTTGCTCCTTTAGGGCCACCAGACTTGGGACTTACCCCAGCGCCTCTTGGCGTATCTAATGGATCAGGAGCGGCATTTACATTAGGTTTAAGTTTTCTAGCCTTTGGCATAATGGTCTGATCTAAATACAACAACGCTTGATTAGGAGACATATTTGCCAACCTATCTAGCTCTAAGAGATTATTCCCTAAGTACAACGTGCCAAGACTTCCATCTTCTAAATCAATCAGATGGCTGGACAGCATTGGATCAATACCAAACTGGCCTATCTTGTTCGCTGCGCTTTGCAGGTCTTCACTCTTAACGCCTAGCTTCTTTGAACGCTCTGCGTATGTTGCGATCTTCTCATTTTGCTGCTTAATTGCTTCCGCTTGCTGTTGACGCTGTAATTCAAGCTGCTGGCTTTGCATAGCCTGCTGCCTAGCATCAAACGCTGCTCGCTTGGCAATCGCCTCATCACGCTGTCGGAGCTGCTCTTGTATCTCTCTGTCAGACAGAGCATAGAAGTCAGGCACCTTCGGCACTTCGGGCGGCTGTTCTTTAGGAAGTTTAGCTTCAATCTCTGCAAGACGCTGACGATATTGCTCGGCCTGACGCTCTGCTTCTCGCGCCTTCCAAGTTTTCTCAGCCATAGCCTTATCAAAAGCTTTCTGCTGTTCTTCGTTAAAAACAGGTCTAGTAGATTTTTCCTGACCTTCGTCAGTATCCGTTGATGAATCGGAATCAGTTTCCTGATCTACATCCTCTATGTCTTCAAACTCTACATCTTGAGTCTCATCGACCATATCGTCTGGTTGCATCTTATACCTACTGTAATGCCGTCAAATAAACGGTGACGTTCCGCGCCGTCAAGAAAGTGTGACGTTCACTGGCTTGCAATATACCACAATTTAGTTAAAAGCAATACTTTTCTATTTGTAATCTAAGTCGTTGATATCTAAAGATTCTCTTGAAACATATGGGTTAGGAGAGTTAAACAAATCATCTGTAGACAAATCTCCCATTCTTTCATCTGGCACATCTCGATATAAAGGAATGTCGTAGGTAGATCTTGGATCGTCCATTAGGTTTTGAGTAGCTCTGGATAAAAATTCATCATTAATTAGCAAGTATTTATTATAAGCACCTCTAGCTCGCTGATTAATTCCGCTGTACTTGCTTGCCACATCTTTGTATTTTTTATAATTTTCTGCGCTTACTTGCTTTTGATCAGATGCTATTTCTCTTGCTGTCAATAATTGATCTTCAGTTAAATTTAATCTGTTTACATATCTTCTCTGAGCCAATGGATCCATGTTTTGCACTTCAAGCTCTTTTACTCTTTCTGCTGCCAGACGCGCCCATTCAGACATATCTTCAGCAACAAAAGGACTTCCTAACTCGCTAATAATTCTTCCTTCACGCTGCTTAAATAAATGATGACCTACTAACTCATCAATGCTTCCTCTGTTTCCAATATCTTCTAAATTCCTGATACTTAGATCACGATTTATATCTCTGATTGATTGGTCAGACTGCCTATAATTATCGTAATCAATCTTGAATGGCTCCTGTTCTACTCGTTGCGCAGCTAACATCTGGTCTAAGGCTGTTTCTGGAGAACCTCCAGTGCTTCGACCTTCTATGTTTGAAACTGCGTGATTAATTTCGTGAAGCAATGTGCTGTGAGCTTGACGACTAGGAGGAATAATCGGCGTAGGTCTACTCGGACTATCAAAATCTACTTTTGCGCCGATTCGAGGCTCTCTTTCGTCTAAGGTATCAAAATCTAATGTAATTTCTCTACTTCTTGGATCAAAAGTTCCTAAATTGTTACTTTCTGGCGCGACTCTATAACCAACTTGCAATTGATAGAGTTCAGGATACGCATTATATAACTCTGGATGATCCAGAATCTCTCCAAGCGGTCTTTGAAAAGTTGATCTAATCCTTGGCGCTCCCAACTCTGTGCGCATTGACTCAGCAAGTTTTCTATCGCTTTCCATTAAATCCTGCATATCAGTCTTCATTAGCTCGAAGTTCAATGCCGATTTGTTGTCAGGAATATGATACATATACTCACCATCAAGATTCTTTTGGAATCCTGTGGCTTGCTTAATCTCTTCAGGAGAAGCGCCTTGCCGCTCCATTTGATTTGCTTTAAACAAAGCCTCTTGGTCAGCAGTCTTTGAGGATGGCCCAGCAAATATGTCAGATCTAGTAGTGTTAGGAGCAGCCATGCCTCCTACTAAACTGCCTGTCATTTCTCCGTAATCACCGCCATACTCGCGTCCTATTTGAGCGCCAGCTTCACCGCCAAAGTAACCGCTTAGCTCAGTTGAGGTGTTACCAAGGAAATTACGGATAGATGTTGTGCCTTGCCTAGCCATCGTGCCTACGCCAGTTGCAACAGCAGGCGCTATTGAGCCAGTTATGTAGCTAGGAGAGCTTGGATCGGACTCTACGTTAAGCGCAGATTTAGCTCGCTGAGATAGCATGACAGGACGGTCATTGCGTCCTGTAATCATGTTGGAGATGCCAGCTATGCCTTGAGCGCCAAGGTCTAACAAGCCAAGCGTAGAGTCAACAACGCCAGCATTGAACTGCGCTATGGCGTTAAGAGCTGATGATCCTGCGCTTGGTCTGCGTTCAGCCATTTTGCATTCTCGCTATCTCAGAGTCAGACATATACCTCATGGCTCGGCGTTGAGCTTCTGCTCGCATACGCTCTGCCTCTACACGTTGCCTCTCAGTGATGTCAGCCATCTTCTCTTGGTTGTTAAGCTGCTCACCCACTGCCTGAGCGCTTGTCTTGTCAATCGTAGCGCCTGCCTGCTGAGCTTTGATCTGAGTCTCCATGCGCTTCGTTTCGGCGTTGAAGAAGTCAATCTGGTTATCAGCCTGATCGCCTTGCATCTGCGTCTGGAGCTTCTGAGCTTCTAGTTGTAGCTTCATCTGCTCATTCTGTAGCTTGGCTTGCTCTATCTGCGCTCTTAGCATCTCAGCCTGAGCTTTCATTTGCTCAGCCTGAGCCAGAACCATGTTTGGATCTTGCTGTGGCTCGCCTTGCTGTTGCTGCGCTGCCATCAACTCTTCTTCGGTCATCTGATCTTGAGGTATCAGGCCAGCGGCTATCATCTGTGCGCGTTTGCGGTCAGAGATCTGTTGCGCTGAGGCAGTGGCTACGTTGTCTAGCAAGACATCACCAGCGATCTGGAGGATGCTTGGATCAACTTTAGCAATCTCAATAATCGTCTCAATGGTTTCCTGCTGACGATTCTTAAAGCTCGCACCAGCCTTGACCTGTACGTCATAGTTGCCGACTGACAGATCATTGACAGTCACCACATCGCCTGTCTGTTGATCGATTACCTTCTGGTTGATGTCAGCAACGTCATAGGTGTTATCTTCCTTCAGCAGCCTTACAGTGCGAGCTGAGTCATAGATCTGAGGAATAGCCGACACCAAAATTCGTCCAGTGGCGCGAATGCCGAATTCCAAGGCTTTGAAGTATTTGATCGTGGAGTTGTCGCCTTTGTTCTGGAGCGCGTTGATTGCTACGCCAGATTGGTTCTGTGGATTGTCACCCATGTTGCTGGAGAACATCCCAGAGGCGTAAGTAATCATGCCTCTCATGGCCTCAGACATTGTGCGTAACGCTGGGTTTACCTGTGCGCCGCCTTGCTGCTGTGGAACCTGTGGAAACTCTGGATCTACGTTAAAGAATTGAACTGGATCATGATTGGTGTTGAGAGTCTGCAATGACTCCTCATGACCTGCTGCCTGACTCATTGTCATCCAATACTTAGACCTTGGCGCAAGGCTAGTCTCAGCTACCTCACGGCTGACTGAGTAGTTCAGCACTCGCTGCGAGTCCATAAGCCTTTCTACAAGTCCCCAGAAGATCGTCTTATTCTCAAAGACCTTGTAGTTGCCGTAGATAGGCACAATAGGAATCATGCTAAAGACTGTCTCTTTCTTCTCTTCTAGCCAATCACTAGCGTCAAATAACCGTGAACATACCGACTTTTTGACACGTTTGCGCCTGCGAACCTCAGTCACACCAATGGATTCAAGCTCATCGGCTATCTTTTTAAAGTCATCATTAGCCTCATGAACCTGCCCATTAGACATCATGACCAGTTCACGCTCTTCTTCTTCGCAATACAGTAACTCACCGATAACGACTACTTCGGCCTTATCAAAGTAAGCCTCGCCGTCACGGCCTTCATCAACTGATTCACCAGAGCCTTCAGGCCATCGCCTGTCATACTCATCTTTGCCAATTGCGTGAAGCACAAAGCAGTAACGGCTGTCAGACTTGTCTTGCTTCTCTGCTGCTGGATCGAACCACACACGGTCTATGGAGTTGCCAATAGGCTCAATGAATAGATCTTGGTCAAAGCTGTCCTGACTTACATACTTATGCACAACACGCCATGCGCCAAAGCCTGAAGTGACCATCATTTTTGCTGCGTGATTATAGACCTCACTAGCATCAGACATAGACTCGATGTTTCTGATAATGCCTGAGTAGGTGTTTGCTATATCCTTCGTGCTGTTACCGCCAGCAGGAGATACCGAGACATCAAAGGACGCTTGCTCAATCTCCGAACAAACCTGATCAATGATCGGATTAACCATGTCAAAAGTGTAGCGAGGAGACTTGCTTTCAGCGGCATTGTTATACCAATAAGGTTCCCATTGACCGTCTCGTTTATTAACGAACAAGATCGCCTCACGAGCGTTATCTCGCAGGTCTTGGTCTGCTTCCTGAGACGCAGCCAGAAGGTTTGAAATATATTCGTGATCATCATACTTGCTAGAGTCATAGACTTCTTCGCCATACTCTTTCTTGGAGTCTTTCTCGTATTCGTAATCGTCTTTATCCATGATGCTTCCAGCCACTGAAGTTGAGGACAACTTTCTGTTTATTTAGTGCTTTAGGTGAATGCAGCGACATCATCAGCGCATCACCCATGTTTGGACTCGGTAATCTGTACGGAGGCTTAGCCATCTCCGCTTTGCTCAATATCTGTATCTTACCAGCATTATTGCGCTTTAGTGGTATGCGGCAGACTTCAGCTCTAAGCTGATCCAGTACCGCTATCTCTGAGGATAGGCTAATCATGTCCTCTGGGTTTACATACTCACCTTTGGTTACTGCTCTGTGTGTGGCCTCAAACCTATCTCTTAGCCGCCACCAGAACTGCGCTCGCTTGTTTTTGAAGGTCTCACGGTTGCTCTTGTTTCGCTCAGTTCCACCAGTAGTGTACGGCATCTCTGGGTCTTCTGCTGCCTCTGAGCCTTTGAACATTGAGTAAGTAATGCCGTTCTTACCAGCAAGCGCCTGATCTACCTGACGCTTAAGAGAGACGCCTAGACCGTCAGCATCCCATAGGAAGTGGTCAGCATTGGCTTTTAGCGCTTTGTCTAACGCCCAATCCATGCCTTCACTGGCATCGCCTGTTACCATTTCACATACATCTAAGATTACGTTGCCGTGTCTGAGCGCAAAGCCTTTGCTGTCACCGCCTTCGTCCGACGGATCGTGAGACGCAATGACAGTGCCTTCAGCTTTCCAGCCGAGCTTTATGTGTGCGTCTACGGCTGACAGGAACCATTCTACAGGAATGATTGAGTCTTCGTTCTCATCGTACGTTTCGCCTTCCCATATATGAGAGTACAGAGCAGGAGACATATGTTCTTGGTCATAAGCTCGCTCTTGCTCCAAGACTTCTGGGAACGCAGGATTGTCATTGTAGTTCATCCAGACAATCGTGTGATGCTCATCCTCATAAACGCCATCACGCCGCAGCTCTTTCTCAAACGGCTTAACGAACCTTAGGAAGAATGGATCAGCCGCTGACCTTGGGTTAGCTGCCATCCAGATCTCTGAGCCTGCCGTCCTGAGCGTAGGTGTGAGAGCCTTTAAACTGGCCTCTGAGATTGTCTGAGCTTCGTCCACAAACACACGGCTGAAGTTGTGGTAAGACTTTACACTCTCTGGTGAGCGAGCTAAACCGATATACTTAAATGCTGTTTCGCCATTGTAGCGAATCTCATTGCGCTGCATCTCAAAGCCTTTTAGTTCTAGCCGTTCTATCTCAGCACACAGAAGCGTATGAATAGAATCGTCAATGCTGGCTTGGAACTCACGAGCGCAGAGAGTCTTGATGCCTTGCGTCTGAGCTGCTTGTAGGCACAAATCACCCATCGTCATGCTCTTACCAGAACCTCGACCTCCGATGCAGATCTTGTAGCGCTTGGGCTGCAAGAAAGGAAGCATCTTCTTGGGCATTTGCATCTTGGGCATTATTACCTAGCCTCAATCAAATTTAGCTTTGTCTGAAGCTGGAGGCCGAAAGGCTTTGAGCTTTTTGGTCTTATAACCGCCAGAAGCGTAACGCAAGGCTTCCGATTTGTTATTCATCTTGATGAAATTATTTGTACGCAGCGCAGAATCCATAGCTTTGCGATTGTCTTCAAACTCCACTAACTTGCCGCCGATCATTTGAATGGTAGGAAAGACGTACCAGTTTCCTTCCTCATCTGTCTCTGCTGCCATTCTATGCGTTGAAACGCTTCCATCAGAGTTGATGATATACGGATAGTTCTCAGGATTATTAATCCTGTCGATGAATTCTGCCTCAGCCATTATTCGTATTTCACAGTATTCTTTTTCTGCTTAGCCTTAGCCATTGCTATGGCGATTGCCTGATTCTGTGGCTTGCCTGCCGCCATCTCTGTCTTGATGTTCTTGGAGATGGTCTTTTTGCTCTTTCCTTTCTGTAGTGGCATTTCCGAATATCCTCTCAAAGTTTGCTTGGAATACTTTCTGGCTTACGCTGTACGGTCTTGGCCTTGATCCTTTGCTCACTCCATCACCTCTATTGTCCAGTGCGTGTCAACTTCCATCTGGATCGGAGAGCCATTCACGCCTGTGTGCTCCGTCCGGCTCTTCTCAGTCCATCCTAGCGTCTGGCTTAGGTAGAGCTTCAGGCTTGCAAAGTCTTTATCAATGATAGCCTTGTCACGCAGCGTCCTAGCCGCCAGCACTCCATCCTTGTATCTAGCCTTGGTATAAGCGGTAAAAACTCGCTCATCTCTTTTGAAGATTTCTCGTAAGGTCTTGGGAGTAATAGAAAAATATTCAGCGAGCTGATCCTGTGTCATTACCGGAGCAAGCTCTTTGATCTCTTCTATCTCTTCGTCTGTAAACACTATCTCTGGCCTAGCCATCAGATGAACTCTTCCTTCTCAACTTCAATGATAGTCTGCGGAATACCTAGTGCTGTTCTCAGCTCTCTACGAGCCATTGCTGCCATATACTCCTTATGATCCTTGTAACGAATCTTGCGGCCTTTGGCCTTGTCCGTCTCATAAATCACAATAGTAAAATCGTCAGCATCTACGGTCTTTTGGAGTAGATAGTGACGATCTGGAGTAAATTCTTTACTGCGCTCAAACAGGTCTCCTATTTTGAGTCCTACCGATTCTACCACACTATCACCTTTTGCGCCGCAAGCAAAACAATACATACCGAGCTTTTGACCTTCTGGCGTGTCATGCAAATTGACGCTCATGCTTGGATTAGAGTCATCATGCACTGGACAGCAGGCAGTCCACTTGTGAGATCCGAGCTGTCTTACCTTGTCTAGCCTATCTAATACTGGTTGATACCATTCCATCATGCTCTCTTACTCCATGCTATCTGACGGCTCTTGATCCAGTTCATAGCCTCTGGTATTGGCTCCCTGCCTATCTGCTTCAGGCCATTAGGAGCGCAGGAGAAGGCTTCAATGTATTTATGGTAAGCCCAGCCTTTCTTGTAGTTATGCTTGTAGCCGTAATACAGCAGAGATGAGTACCACTGCTGCTTCTGCTCCTTGGTCAAATTCTTGCGCCTTACCTCAGCAGGTGACAGGTTCTCTGCCTTGACGAGCTGTGTGCCGTCATCCTTAAGCGTTGGAGTGCCTATAGGTAGCTCCCATCCACACTTACAACGAAGTCCTGTGAACGCACCGCTGCACTGCTTGCAGTTGTGAAGAATGGGTTCTTTAGGCTCGGTCTTAGTTTGCTTGCGCTCTTGGAAGTTCCTCTCATTAGAATGCAGCTCTGAAGGCACAAAAGACTCAGGATAAGCGCCGAAGTGAGAGAGATTGCCTGCGTGGTCAAGCACAATCGCTCGCTCCTTATCAGGATGAATGCGCCATATGCGGCCTATGCGTTGAATCCAAGTGGTCAAACTGCGAGTCCTGAATGTGTCTATCAAGATTTCCACACCAGAATCGTCCCATCCCGTATTCAAGATGCGGCTGTTAATCATCACCTTGTACACGCCATCCTCAAAGTCTTGATACTTCAGCTCTCTGGTAGCCTGATCGTCATAGCCATCAATGTGTACGGCTATCTCTCGGCCTAGCGTCTGATTGAATCGCTCTACTAAACTCTTGCTGTAGGCTATAGATGGAGCAAAGCATACGGCTCGCTTAGTCAAGCCATTCGAGTGCTTGACGTAATTGTCCACAATATCGCCTGCCAGCGTGTCGTCCTCCTGCATACGCTTTCCTAAATCTTCAGCATCATAATCATGATCGCCTGTGTGTGACTTCTTGAGCTTCAGATCAGAGACATCAACTGTCCTGCCGTGGTAGTAATCAGTAGGACAAAGCCAGCCAGCGTCTATCAAATCCTGCGGAGTGGTAGTGACTATCAGGTCTTGCCATAAGCCTTCAGAGGCCATACCACGGCTGTAAGGCGTGGCGGTAAGTCCGATGAAGGTAAGGTTGTTGAATCGCCTCATCTGGTCTAGCAAGCCTTTATACATATTATGCGCCTCATCTATGATCGCTATGTCATAGGTGAAATGGTTGCGCCTGACGGCTGTGGCTGTGCTGACGATCTGAATATTTTCATTAGGATCGTACTTAGGACTGTCGCCTTGAAGCACTGAGTAACTTGCACCAAGGCTTTTAAAGGTTTCTTCAGTCTGACTCAAGAGCTTCAGCCTGTCGCAAAAGAACGCCACTCTAACCTTTGGATTCTTCTTAACGGCCTGCATGGCTATGTAACAGGCGATAATCGTCTTACCCATAGAGCAAGGCGCACTGAGAATTACTCGCTTGTTGCCAGCTCTGAGGCTGTCTCGCAGCGCGTTAATCGCTACCGTTTGATGAGGTCTAAGGCTGATCATGAGGCTCAAGCTCCTTACAGACATCATCATAGATGCCTTTGTAGTCTGGATGACCGTAATCACTAGAGCCATCAGTCATCTGGTACGTTCTCCACAAAGCAACGTCAGAGCAGTAGCGGAACTCAGCAGCCTTAGCCTCCTCAAAGTCTGAGCCTCCAGCCATAAGAAATCCTACGACAACAATTAGTCCAGCAGCTATACCAGTTAGATTCCGCATCGTTCGTCCTCCTGTGCTGCCAGATGGTACATCTGAGAGCAATACTCTGGGTAGGTTGCTTCCCAGACCTGTTCTTTTAAACGATCCCAATCACGGCTAAACATACGGCTTAGCTTCTTGTCAGCGACTTCATGACCGTAAGACTCAACGAACTCAGGATAGTTCGCTACCATGCTGCCCATGATCAGTGCGTCTAGCAGCTCGTTTGTTTGATCTAAGTTAAATTCCATCATGCTACTTCTCCAACTGATAATAAGAGCGAACCGCTGATCTTAGGTATCCAGCGGCAGTGTCCATCAAGGCTTTCTGCAAAACCTTTTGCGCTTTACCAATTTCTTCGAGGTTGCCGTAGGCTAGATCGACTATCATGCGAGCAGCATCACCGCCATCCATGTATGTAAACAGCGCAGCGTCGAGGTTATCAGCAGCGTCACAGGATAAGAAAAGATGATCAAGGATGTCATCACGGTCAGGCTCAGGCAAAGAGTCCATGTCATAATATGGATCTAAGCCAAGCTCTTCTACTTTATCAACGATTTGGTTATAGCTAAAAGACATAAGGTTCTCCCATTAGTGAGCAGCACCTCGCCGCTCCATGTACACATCATAGCAAAACTACACATCAAGTCAACTTTTTTACACTTATCACACAAGTTAAATAAGTTTAACATTCAACAACTTAGAGATTACGGACAAAATAAATAAAAAAAATAGCAAATCTGTCCGCAGTTACGGACAAATTCACAGGTTTTTTCGGCTGATTTGTCCTTGACTAAAGGAACATAAGCCACTCATCTGGATGCTCGCTCAGCTTCATGCCAGCCTTAATTAACTCCATACGCTCAGGAGTTTCCACTACAGGCCGTGTACAGATCGCTGGATCAGCTTGAAACATACCGCAGCCGTTAGCTCTGAAAAGCGCAGCAGACGCCTTGTAGCTGCCTTTTGGCGCATCAAAAGCCTCTGGCTCATGGAATACGTCTTGGTCATAAGGTTCGCCGCAATGTGGACAATAAACGTCAAACATAATCTTTCTCCCATCAAGGTTATGCGCCTCCGAAGAGGCGCTTGGTTTTAGGCTGCTTTTGCTTTTTTACGCTCAAGCTCTTGTGCTACAGCGATAATCACCGCTAGTGGAGTCAGCTTGCCGTACAGGTAGTAATAGCATCGTACAAACTCAGTTCCAACATGATTGATTACCATGTGAGGATTAACATGAACATCGAGACCGCCAAACAACTCCGCAACTTTGATGCCTTCAGCAAACTGCTGCTTACGCTTTTTAAGTAAGTCGCTCATAAAAGACTTAACCTCAGCGTCTTTTACTTCTACCTCGGAAAGCTCCTTGGATTCTTTAATGATTGGCGTATCTTTAACAAGTCCACGCAACTCTACGAGCAAAGCCACCGTAGAAGCGTTGTCACCGTAGAACTCTGAATGCTTATCTAAGCGAACATTGTGAAGCTCATAAGGAGTATCGAATCCACTGCGAACCTGTGAGTAAGCTCTGTTAAGAGCCTCAAATGCTTCTTTCTGACGAGCTTTGCAGTTAAAGCCTGCTTCTACTAAACAATTAGCCATTTCTACATAAAACTCTACAGTTCGGTCTGCGTGTCCAGTGGCCTTGTTCATTTCTAAAACTATGTTTCCCATCATGTTTCTCCTTTAGACGAGCAGCGTTGTGCAACTCCATGTGAATCATTCTACAGTAATCACACTTGCCGTCAACAACTTTCACACTTATTTGAAGAAAAAAGTCATTTAGATGGTTTGGGACACCTAGTCCCTAGTTTCAGCATGATCCGCAGTGTATCTATTGCCAGAACGCTTTATCATCCGTGATTGCTGCGTCAAGCCACCTCTGTGTCCGCTAAACTGGTTTGCCGCCCTTCCCTTGCTGGTTGGGCGCGATCCCATCACTCTCGGAACACTGCGCTATCTGGGTGTTTCAGGCTACCCATAGGCCATAATCCATGAGTTATACGGTCAGGATTTATCACACCGGATCGCCAATATACACCTTAATTATTGTGTTGTACAATACACTATATGTATTGGCGTAATGCAGATCTCCCTACTGCATCTTGTATCTCCCATCACGAGCCTCGCTCTCAGGTGCGCCAATACACCTAATTATAAAACTTTTTTCAAACTTGCTTGCACAATAACCCAACAACGTGCTAGATTCCTATCTCCACTTACAGAGCGATGGGAGTCACTCATGGATAAATCTCACTTTTGGTCTGCGTTTTTTAAGGCGCAAGCAAGTTTCACTTCACCTAAAAAGTCAGGAGTCAACGGATTCGCTAATGGTCATAAGTACCATAAGCTCGAAGACTTGCTGCCTGCCGTTTATAAAGTCCTGTCAGAGCAAAGCATTTTTTTCTACTTTGAAGACATCAATCAAGAGGATCAGGCTGGCGTACGCATCTGGATGCGGCACGAGCCTAGCGGTCAGGAAGTCTGCCAAGAATGCCTTGTTGATAAGAAAGAGCGTCACGCACAAGCTACTGGAGGCTGTTATACCTACGCTAAGCGTTACATTTTATGCAGCTTATTTTTAGTCAGCGATCCAAAGCTAGATGATGACGCAGACTTCGCTACTAATGGTAAGCGTGAAAAGTCTACTCCAAAGCCAAAACTTGCCACTGATGAGACTGTTGCTAAGATTCGCGCAAAACTTGCTGATCTTAATGTTTCTGAAGAGGCTGCTTTATCAAAGGTTGGCTCTAAAACATGGGTTATCACTAATGATCAGGCCAACATCATCCAAGGCAGGATTGATCAATTGGAGACAGCCTTATGAGAGTTTACTACGATGTTCAGCAAGGCACTGACGAATGGCTGGCACTGCGAGCTGGTTGCATAACTGCATCTAGCTTTAAGTCACTGGTAACTAGCCGTGGTGAAAAGACTGCATCTTCTACTCGTGATACTTACCTTAACCAAGTCATTGCTGAGAGGCTCACAGGAAAGCCTGTGGACACTTTTAAGAACGCCGACATGGAAAGAGGAAACGAGCGTGAAGGCTCAGCAAGAGACCTATTTGCTGCAATTATGGAGGTAAATGTTAAAGAGGTAGGCTTCCATCTTCACAGCGACTATGACATAGGATGCTCGCCAGATGGCCTGTTTTCACTAGATACTGACACAGGCGTTGAGATTAAGTCGCCACGAGCCTCTACCCATATTCGTTATATGCGTAGCAAGAAGCTGCCTGTGGAGTATGTTCAACAAGTTCAACTGAGTATGTGGCTGCTTGAAGTAGAGCGTTACTTCTTTTTCAGCTATCACCCAGACCTAAAACCTCTCATCATTGAGGTAAAGCGAGATGATGAATTTATTGATAGAGCTGTGCCAATCTTAATTGAAGCAGCAAATTATGTTAAATCTGAAACGGAGAAGCTAAATGAGCAACCAATTTACCACGCTTACAAGCGTTAATAAGTCCCAGTATGACGACTCTTATTATGCCTCTATTGATCCAGAGGCTCTTAAAGCGCTTCTTGCTGCATATGAGCAAGGCGCAGTAAATCTTAACAAGACAGGAAAGATTAGCCTCAAAGGTTGGAGAAATGAAAGCAAAGACGGAGGCCAGCCATACATTTCACTAAAATGGGCTGCTCCTCTTAGCACTGCTCCAGCTTCAGAAGCTCCAATTAGCAATGAGGATATACCATTCTAATGAAAGTTATTGACCTAAAAGAAGCTGGTCTTAACAGAGCGCCTTCGCGCAGCAAGTATGTTGCGCGTTGGCTCGAAATTTCTGAGACTGAAGCTCTTCAATTTGACGATTATGATGATATGCGCACTGCCTATCATTCAATCTCTAGCTACTGCCGCAATAAGCCAACCAAATACAAGGTTAAGCAGTTTTCTGATCAAGCAGCAAAACGCTACTTAGTATTGAAGGTGCGTGAATGAAGATTACTGCGGCAGATACTATGTTCAGTAAGTGCGTGAGATCCCGAGCCAACTGGCGCTGCGAAGCCTGCGGCACACAGTATGAGGAAGGATCTCAAGGACTTCATTGTAGTCATTACTTTGGGCGCAGAGCTTACGCTGTACGCTTTGATCCCATGAATGCCTTTGCTCATTGCTTTGGTTGTCACCAGAAGCTAGGTAGTAATCCTGACGACTTCCAGCGATGGGCTGAGGCGCATCTTGGCGAAGAGGCTATTGGTATTCTGCGTGAGAAACGAGAGAACATTAGCCTTGCCAAAGATTATAAAAAGAACCTCAAAGACGTTGCTAAACATTACCGTGAGCAATACGCACTAATCCAAGAAGCGCGAGAAAAAGGCAACGATGGAAGAATCGAATTCATTGGGTATATTTGATATGAGTATAAATGAAGGTCAACACTGGATAGTTAATTCAGACCACGCAATGAAGATGTTTAAGGAGCATATAGACGAGCTGTATGCCAAGGACAAGTATCTAGTTATTAAATGGGCAACTGGCAAGCAACGCAGCTTAAAACAGAACTCAGCTCTACACGTTTGGTGTCAGCTCATGGCTGACGAGTTGAACTCTGCTGGCTTAGGAATGGAGAAGGTTTTAGAACATAAAGCATCCATTGATTGGACGATGGCAGGCGTTAAAGAACATCTTTGGAAGCCAGTTCAGGAAGCTATGACAGGCAAGGACTCTACCGCTAGTGCCGAGAAATTAGACTACGTTAAAGTCTATGAGACATTAAACCGTCACTTTGGTGACAAGATGGGCATTCATGTGCCGTGGCCTACCTTTGAAACAAGTAATTCTTGAAATAGATCCGCTATGGCGTGAGATTGCTGAAGATAGTCCTAATACCTTGAATTCTAGGTCTGTTAATAATAACTCATCTGTAACTGGGATTATCGGAGAACTGGCTGTTTCTAAGGCGCTTGCAAGTCTTGGTATTGAACACAGCGTAGACAATACTTATGAGTATGATTTCCTAGTTGAAGGCATTAAAGTAGACGTTAAAACGACTAATTTTATTTTTGGCAGGATAAAAGAACACCATACTATAATGCTGACAGACTACCTTCGTAATCAACAATGCGATGCTTATATTTTTGCCGCTATAAATTATCCTGAAAATGCCGTATATATTATGGGATGCTGTGCTAAATTTTGGTTTTGGGAAACTGATGTTGCAAAAGACTACAAAAAAGGTGAGGCTATTTTTAAACAAGCAATTAAAGAAGACGCTAGACTCATAAAATTTAAACATCTAACTAGCTTCTATAAATTGCCATTACTTCTAGAGGCGTTGAAATGAAAAGATTACAATTTGAAATTAAAAGCAACGAAGATTTAGAAGATTGGCTAGAACTGGCAGAAGAACGAATGTCAGAGGATGACTTTAATTATATTGCTACTATGGCTTTCAACTTGGCAAATATGGATGAGTTTATTTTTGGTAATGATGAGCTAAGCGATAAGTTCCTGCATTATCAAGCTAGATTTTATTACAGTGATATTTTGCATTAGATAATGCCTTTTTCTTTTAGCTTCTTGTAGTTTTCCTTATGAGCATTCTGTATCTCTGACTTGTTTTGTCCGTGATAAGCAACTGCTAAGTTTTCTTTAACAAGCTCTCCATTGATACTTGTTCCGTCTTCCAGTTTTATAACGCCTAAGTATCGCCCGAACTTTCCTTTTTCTTTTGTGGTGAGAGTGTAAGTCCCGCCATCGTGTAGCAATCCCTTGACAAATTCCTTTGCGGCAAGTCCCGCTGCCTTTTCTTTTGGGTCTCTGCTACGACACTCGGGGCAATCCACGCCAAAAAGACGGATAGACTCACCACAGCGCCAAGTACCAAAGCCCAAATCAATGTCAACCAAGATAGAGTCACCATCAATTACCCTTACAATTTTACAACGGTAATCATACATAGGAGCCGTTCTCAATCATACTAGCCAACTCTTTGGCTCGATTACCTGTCTGCTTTGCGAAACGACTATCTAGTAGCTGAATAGCAGCCTCTTTGTAATCTGCCTCCTCAAGAGCCTCGATCATTTTTTTAAAAGTGCGGAACCTTGTCGCTCCGAGACAAAAGAAAGCATCTATAACCGCTTCTTGCCGAACCTCATCAAGATCGCCAAACCATCGGTATTCTTTGCTCAGTTCTTTAATGCAACGCAAAACGTCGTTAGAAAGTAAGTAATCTATCTCGTCCTCTGACAAGCCAAGACCGCCTCTTGGATCAACATTTCGACCTACGCCTATTGTGTACCTATCCTCGCTACACATATAAACATGAGTCTCTGCGCCTTCGTGACGCTTGAGCATTGCAATCAACTTGTCCATTTTATTTTTTTCCATTACTGCCACCAAAAAAGAATGCAGATATTCCTGAAACTAAACCGCCCAGATAACCAAGAATCAGATTAACTACACCATCATCATTCGCGTCTGGCGGCTGTATTGTTACCATGAAGACGTATCCAAGAAACCCAAGCAACGCAACCATCGCAAAGATTTTTGGTATCGGATCATCTCCAAACGTCTTTCTAGCATCTTTCCTATCATCAACCTCAGCCTTAAACGACTCAAGGTTTATCTCCATCTCTTTTAGCTTGTTTTGAAACTCGCCGTCCGCTTGTTTAACTAGCAATGCTTTCTCTGGCTGAGTCTCTAATATTTTTTCAATTTCTTCTACAGATGCGTTAGGAGAGCCTATCCTAGACGCAACCATCTTTACCGCCATTCCTGCTAATGGGCCTCCTGTAGCTTCTGCGACAGTAGGAGCAAGAGTTTTAAGTAAGCTACCTAGTTTAAGCATCTTCGGCTACGATCTTATCAATCGTGTCGCATACATCTTCTACAATAACACCAGTAGTAGCGGATAACGCAGACCTGCCTACGGCTCGCATACCTTTATACACACCAGAGCAATAAAGTTCTTTATTTTCTCGCACCTGCTCAATAGTTGTGCAAGACGCCATGAGTAGAGCTATGCTAAATATCAACGCCAACCTTGCCATTTTTTTGCTCCTTGAGAAAAGTGTCCAAGCATTTTTTATAACCGTCCATTAAATGATCGGCTATCCTATCTTTAAAATCACCACGGTCTTTCTTTCGGTAATACTTACTAGGATTTATTATCGTCGGGCCACCGTTTGAAAAATACAGCATAGTCTGTGACTTGCTAGGCCCATAACATAAGCGAGGAACCCTTGGTACTATGTCTGATCCTTGAACCACTGATATTTGGTTGTCCAGCGTCATAGGACGTTTAAATCCCTTAAAGAATGTATTGGGTTTGCCAAAGGTAATAAGATTTAAATTATCATGCTTGCCATTTAGCTTAGCCGCAGAAAGCTCTGCCATCGCACCACCAAGACTATGACCGCAAATTAGAGTGCGCTTGTTATAATCTATATGTTTTTCTATTTCTGACCAGATAGATTTATGAGACATAGCAAAACCTGCATGACACAGGCGTTTAACGTAAGGAACTGGAATTACTGCAAGGTCAGTCAGTATGTCTAACTTTTCCTGCGTTCCTCTGAAGACAATAATATCTATAGACTTGCGTTTTACAACAAAAGCAGTAGCGCTAGTTAGCTTGTTCTCAATCTTTATAGCGTCACGGTTCTCATCGTTGTAAGCCTTAATCGACCAACTACAAGCCATGTTTAGCAATACAGGATCAAGTTTCATTTGTCAGCCTTACTCTCTAGTCGTTTAAATATTGCACCAAGCATTTCTTTAATTTCGCGTATATCTTCTCTGTAATCTTCTTTAGCAACATACTGCATAGGAATAGCTTTCATGTCAGCATCTATTCTATCTAGTAATACAAAAACACGGTTCACCATCCAACCTCCGATAAAGCCTACCAGAGCAATGCCTACGTTAAAAATTACTTGGTATTCCATGTTAAGTTACCAGACCTATCATCCAAAATATTGTTGCCAAAAAAACAGAGGTCATTAAGATTATAAGACCTCCATCAATTATTAAACGCTTTTTTTTTGCTCTTGCCTCTGCTGCGGCTAATCTATGAGATCTTATTGTTCGTCGTGTTTTCATCATCTCATTGTAAAAGTCTTCTCCTACTGTAAGCACGAGAAGTTCACGCAACTGTTTCTCCATTTGTTGCGTCTTGTGCTTTGCCATTTGTATCTCAAGAGCTTGGCTTTCTACAGAAGAGCCTCTAAGGAACTTTGGGCCATATTGATTCTCTTTTTCTATCTCAAGTATCTTTTCTTTGGAGTCGAAAAACTTACCCAAATATTGCGCTGTATCTTCTATCTCGCGTCCAGCATTTACCGCTTTGGCGACAAGATTATAGGCTCTACTTGCTCCTGCTATACACGCGCTAATTGTTACAGGATCCATTAGTACGGCCTCACTTTCTCAGGGTCTGCCCTTCTTGGTAAACAATAGGCAGCAAGGGCGATGCCTCTCGGCTCGTAATTAAGTGTCCGTTCTACTTTCCCCTTAACGATGGCGTTCGCAAAATAATTGCATCTGTTGATGTCGTAGAACCACATATCCGCAGACTGTACCTGTCCGTTTACCAATACCATAAGCAAGAACAGGTGTGTCATATTACTCTTCTATTCTTGGATCAACCCAATCAGGACATAACTCCCAAGCGCCGTTGACGTAGTTGTACTTGCAACCGTACCAATCGTCTGGCTCAGTCACGCCTTCAATAAGAGTAGCGTTGCTAGAGTTCATGTCGCCAATAATAAAGTCCAAGTTAGCAGGGTCACCCACTTCGATATGGTCAGCTTTCATGTTGACTTGCTTGTCGTCTGCAAAGAGATACTTAGAGCAGTTCATTTCACATACTATAGTTTTCATGATTATCCTTCCAATAGGATTGAGGTTGATGATAAAGCCCGCCCTGCGGGGACGGAAGATACTGTTGTTGATAATGAGCCGTCTGATTGGACGTAGTAATCTGTGTTTGGGGTAAACGCATTGCCTGATAAAGTACCTACAACGGCTGTTCCTACCGTCCCGTTTCGGAAAGAAAATACCATTTTATTAGCCGTTGAGTCGTAAGTCACCGCACTGTCAGAATAACTAGTGTCCCCCGTAAAGTTAGTCCCTGCCGTAAAAGAAATATCCGTGCCTGAAACTGTACCAACTGAAGAGAATCCATCAAAAGTAGTAAGACTTTCTGAATACGCTACTACTACTTTGTTGGCAGTAGAGTCAAATGCCGTATTAATGTTTCCTGTAGATGTGGCAAGAAACACAACAGGAGTGCCAAAAGAAATACTGGTTCCACTGACCGTCCCGACAATTCCAGTGCCGACATTTGAATTGGCATAAGCTATTACAGTTTTGTTGGCATTTGGATCGTAAACGCTTGAAACACTAGCCGTAGTGCCCGCGTTAAAAGTTACAGCGGAGCCAAAACTTATGCTTGTGCCAGAAACAGTTCCAACTACGGCTTTACCGTAATTATCTACATTTTGATAAGCTATGACTATTTTGTTAGCGCTAGAGTCAAATGTTGTTGAAGTGTCAGGGGTATTAGCAGTATTAAAAACTACTTCTGAACCAAAACTAATACTTGTCCCACTAACTGTTCCAACAGTTGCAGTACCGTAATCAGAGTTTGAATCGTCTCTATAGGCTACTACTACTTTGTTTGAATTAGAATCAAACGTAGAGGATACATAACGAGTGCTACCATTATTAAAAATTGCAGTACTTCCAAAACTTATGCTTGTACCGCTAACTGTGCCTACAATAGCTGTGCCTTTACCCGAGTTTGCGTCGTCTCTGTACGTTACTACTATTTTGTTTGAATTAGAATCAAATGTTGCCGAGATAAACTCAGAAGCGGCGCTTTCAAAAATTACCGGACTTCCGAAACTAATAACACCTGCGCTGATTGTTCCGACAGCCGCCGTGCCATATTGACTATTCCCATAGTCTGAGTAAAACACCACGACCTTGTTTGCATTTGTGTCAAACACCGAACTTATATATAGCGTTGGCCCATTAGCGTCGAAGTCAACACCGGAGCTTGGTGTGTATTCTTGGGGTATAGAAGCCCCTGCATTTGAACTGTTAACCCCGCCCTGCACAATCACTGCGCCTGTAGCTGTGTCTGCTATGGCTTGATCTGTTATGCCTATGAAGTCGGCGGAGTTTGGGCCTTCGTTTTGAAAAACTAAAGCTGTGCCGTAAGATGAATTACTGGTGTTTTGATAAGCAAAAACTACCTTATTGTTGGTTGAGTCGTAT